GATCAGAACTTTGTATGTATTCCCCATTAGGACCAATAATAACATTTGGAGATGAAATAGTATTAATGGCTCCAAACAAAAGCAGACCAGAACCACAATCACGAATTATGTTTGGAGTAATAACTGCATTTCTTAATCCAGTAAAATCTACACTTTCTGTAAAGCTTGCAAATGTATTGTTGCTTGTATGTATATTTTTAGCACCACGGCAATATACTGGGTATGTTGTTTCTCTTAGATCCAAGCCCCCACCTTCTATTTTCGAATTATGAATTTCTACTAATTCTACTAATCCGGCTCCATCATCATCATTAAACCACAAAGCACTACCTCTAACATCTTCTACTGCACAGTTATTTATTTTTATACCACGACCGTTTAGTTTAACAGTAGATAATTTGCTATTAGAATTTACATCGGGCATCCATTGGTTTATAGCATTACCCTGAATAGATAACATTCTTGCTTCAAAGTTCATATCACCTTCTTCTTGAGAAGGTTCGCCAGAAAGCATATGAAGATCATCACCACCACACCAAGGCAGTCTTTTAATTTTACTTAAAACACCATGTCCATACAATGTTGTTCCTACGGGTATGGATAAAGATTTTATCCATGTTTCGCCTCTGGGTATTTCAATATAACCTTTTTTATCAATTAGGTCTTGTAGTCTATCGGTGTGATCTGGATATACCCAAAAAGTATTTTTAAAATAAACACTATTTTTAAAATAAATAATATTGTTATTATAATCAACCCGATCAATATCAGCAGATGTCCAGCCACCACCAGAGCTTGATGGTGCTACCTGTGGTAACATTTTGATGTTGTTATTAATATAACCATTGATGTCTTTGTCGGCCCAAACAGCAACGCTCCATGTCCAGTAGTCAATAAAAGAGATATTGGATGTTTGAAATCCTAGTTCACTGGGACCAAGAACAGAAATTAGTTTATAATCTACTCCTAATCCTACGCGGCGATATACTAATATACCGGATGATGCGTCTGGTCTTGATAAGGTGAGTCCAATATTTTGTGTTAGAGAAAAATTTTGTAAATCAGATGAGCTTATACTAACAGTTGATGACGGTGATGATGGTGAATATTCACCAGTAGTGAAAGAAAAATATGATACTTTATAACTAAATTCCACATCAGAAGATTCAGAAAATCCTTTTGTAATTGCAGAAACAGAAAGGTTATTTGTATTTAGATTGCTTGGTTCTTTGTTGGTTGCACCCAATAACCATACCTTACCTACAGATTCAAACCCGCTAGTCGAAGGGACAGTTATAGATGTCTTCCAGCCCGCACCAGTACCTGATAATTCTAATCCTGCGCTGCCTATGGGGGATGTTGGAGCTATAGAAGATTGGTTAGCATTCTCGCTTACCCAAGTCCTTAATTCAACAACCTCAGTTATACGAACATTGTTAGTTTTTACGCGATAAAGTTCAGTTGTTATATTTGCAATTGGATTATTTTCATGATTATATTTAATAGACAAATCATCAGAATCAATACCAATAATTAGTATGCTGTCTGTAGGTAAAATTAGTTGCTTATCTGGAACTGTTTTTGTTATATATCCGACACGAATATAACCACCAGACACATTAACCTTAGTGTTGGTATACGTAACATTTTCATTTCTTATTGAAAAAGAGCCATCAACGTTGTTAAGATTAATAATATTATTAACTTTATCAACCCATTCTTGTATAGAATCTTTAATTTTTAGTAGCTTTATCATAAAATTTTGGCCTTATATAATTTCTTTGGATTGTAAAGTCTTTTTACTTTTAATTAAAAAGAGATGATGAAAAGAAAAGCCTCGATTTGATTAACACCGCGAGTAATTTTTTCTCTACTTGAATAATAAATTGGTGTGCCTGATAATAGTTTATAATCTGAACCACTTACTACCAAATCAGTTAGTGGTAGATTGTCTTCATTAATTATACTAAGCACTTGTTGCTCTTCACTAAGTGCGCTTCTTGATATAAATTCATCAACAGAAAAAACACCAATTACTTCTTCTAAGTAGATTTTTTTCTTTATACTATTGATTGATCTAACAATACCTGTTGCCCCAGAAGTTTTTCCTGTTAACGTATCACCAACTATGCAGAATTTTGTATCAGAAACGTAAATAGTTGTCGAGGTTTCAATAGATTTTGGTTCAACTAAAATACCCGCTTTTCGGTATTGTATTCCAATTGGAATTTTACCATTCTCATCATTATTAACTTCAACTCGAATTACTTTATATGTAGAACCAAGTTCACTTCTAGCATCATAACCATGACCATTGATTGGACTAAGGACAGGTTTAGCAGTTGCGCTTGCGCCATCTCCACCAGATATTTGTACAGATGCACTTGTATAATTCTCTCCAAAGTTTGTGACTATAATCTTAGAAACTTCGCCACTGAAATCATTTACTTGAGCAACAGCAGTTGCACCAGAACCATTACCAGAAATAGTAACCAGTGGTGGGTTTGATGATGTGTGTCCTACGCCACCGTTTTCAACAACAATATGTTCAATAGTTCCGTGTATTGCTGAATTTTGAACATACCATTGTTGTGACCGGTCATTATTGTAAATAGTGTAACAGGGAATCCAGTTTGGAGTCATATAATTAAAAGCATCTTCTGCCTTAATAGTATACATATACTTCCAAATATATCCATCTGGTGTGCTAAATGATACAATTGGTGAATTTCTTGGTTTTACTGTAGATTTCGATCTATTATTATTTGAAATGCATTTGTATACATTAAATTCATCTGTAACAACAAAGAACTTGTAATATTCATTTGTTTCTGGGTTTTTGTCATCAATTATATTTGCTTCATCGGTGTATTCGTCATAAACATTTTCGTTTTTCCAATCGTAACGAGGCAAAACAGAAGCTATATTAGAACCAAAAATTCTTTTTAGTCCAATGATATCATCCATTGCTGAAATTCGACCTTTTGTTGAATCGACAGAATCGGGAGGATTCTGTTCATCTTCCCAAGGCGACGAACCACCAAAATAAATGTACATAGGTATGTCTGATACATTATCTTTAAAGTAGTCTCCATTTTTGATTCTTAAATCATTTGTTATGATAGCACTCATTGTGGCTTGCCTCTGTGTACAAAAATATTTTGTTGTTTAATCATTCTTCTCTCTCCGATATATATCCCTGTTCAAAATAAGTAATACCCGACTCAACTTCATTTGAATAATTTTGAGGTATATACAAGAAATAATCTTGAAGATTGTGTTTGGTCATCCAACCATCGGAGTTAACTACAAAACTTTTACCATCAATAATAGTTTTAGATAATGTGTCGTCTTCAAGATTGTATGATGAATCGTATTCTGGATATCCCATACGTGTATTATAAACATAACCTGTAGTCATCGACTTTTCTTGAAAATTAGATAATATATACAGTCTCTTTGATAAGCCATGTTTAAATTTATCAAAGAATGAATAATTAGCACCAAGAGAATATTTAGATCTAGATTCTGTCTTAAAAGGAATTATTTGGATATATTCGCTTTCAACAAGCCCAATGATTATTTGAATTATTTGAATAATTTGCATATACCCAAATAATTCAAATCCAGCAGGGTGTATGATTTCTTTTATAATGCTTCCATAATCATCAATATCTTTTTGTGTTTTTACTGCATAAGAATATTCTTGATAATAATAGCTATCTTGAAGATACATATTAGAAGATAATTGACCTTTATTACCTTGATAATATCCAGCAATTGGTGATGAATACTGGCCACCATTTGCTACACCAACAAAACCAGAACCTGCTTCTTGTCCACTAACTTTAAGATAATAATCACTAGATATACCAATTGGCGAGTCTAGTATAGAAATATTTATAATAGATCTTATATCCTTTTGTGATACAGAATCAATAGACATATAACCCACATAAGGAGGAAACTCAATCTGTATTATATCTCCAACTAAAATTTGACTACTGGTAATATTTCTGTTGTCAAATCTAAAATCAGATAACACAGTGCCATTAATTAGAACGTTTAACTGAGATTCATTAAAAAATCCTGAAACCCGAGAGTCTACCAAACCATCTTTATCTGCCTCTACCGTGACTTTATAAGGACTCAATTCTTCTGAAAATTTAATTTCAAGACCTTCTTGATATCCAGAGCCACCTGATTCAATATTAAATGATCCTATAGTGGGTAATAGCCATTCTTTTTTTGTTTTGCCTTCGGGATTAATTTGATAACCATCTTTGAATGTACCTACTATATTGCTAATAGTTAACTCAATTAAATTATACTGGCCTGAGTATTTATTTTTAACTGATTCAACGTTGGCATAAGCATATTCAAATACATTAGGAAATAATTCTCTCTCTTGAACAATTCTAGATAGTTCGAAGTCTTGTATACTTCCCCCTGAATTAGTAATGAGCATTCTAAACTCATTATTAATCCAAACACCATCAGACGTTTTTAAAATATTTTCTTTTGGCAAATAAATTTCTGTATTTTGTTCTCCATATAGTAATTTAAACAAAAATTTATATGATTGATGAGAACCGCGAGAAATGTTAAATTTCTTTGACCATTTGATGAACAACTCTTTATCTAAAAGAATAGAGTCTGGTGTGTCAACTAAGTATTCATTTTTCATTGCACTAATAAAATCATCTATTGAATTATTAAAGTCAAGATGAGATAAGTGTTCCCTAATCGCATGATACGGATTGCCTTCTTGTGACATCCATTCATAATAAGCTTCTAAAAACGAAACAAAGTTAGGATACTTCTCAATTATATGAGAAGGTATCTGTGAAATTATATTATCTCTTATACTGGGCATAATTAAATGCCTCTTGTATTTGTTTGGATTAGTTCAATGTTGCTTTGATCAATTTTAACGACTTGATTTTGGTTCACATAAAAGTTATCTAATAGAGGCTGAACAAACACTCTAAGATTATCCCCTTCAATAATATTCAGTCCAAATTCAACTTTGCCGCTTTCGTAGTCAATGGTTCCGATATTAGAAGTTTGTGTTATTGATGAACTGTCCACATAAGACAAAACAATGTTTCCTTGCATGTCGTCACGAACTTTTTCGTTGGTTGAATTATTGGCTACAGAAAATCCATCAATAGCCAGAGAACCAGCATAGATTTTATTCATGAAATTAACTGAGTACACCGGATTTTCAAAGTTCAAAACATCAATGTCTTTATACACAACCTTTTCAATGTCTACGCTTGTAATGCCAGAGATCATTTTTATTCTTGAAATCAGTTCGGATGGATTCAAAAACAATCCAAAATCAAAAATTTCATTATTATAATTTTTAACTATTTCTTTAATGACCACAACAAGACTTGAAAAGTTTAAATTAGTGCTTCTGCTATCATAAGAAAACATAATGTGTAAGTTGGCATTAAAAATAACAGCATCAACGATTGTAGGTGTAATAGATCCAACATTTTTTGAAGAAAGATATGACACCATCTGTTGTTTTATAGATGATGAAATTTTTGCTCTATCACTCAAGATAGAAATGAACACAGTTCCATAAGCTGGTGGAATGTTTTTTTCTCCACCCCACGCAATAGCAGACCTAATAAAAGGAAATCTGCTTTTCAAGATAGGAATATAATCAGTTTCTGTTAGCGCCCTGTCTTGTGCCTGATAGATTTTTGGAGCCTGAAAACGAATAGATTCAATAGACTCTCTATCTGACCCACCATAAGCAGCGGTTGTTACTGTAGTTATAATATTGCTGTATCCAGATATTGTTGATGCTGGAACCAAGTTAGTCAGTCCATTTGCGCTGTCTTTCTCGGTTGCAATATATGTGATGGTAACAATATCCCCATCAGAAGGCTCAAGACCTAGAATGTTCTTACCAAACTCAACAACAGATTGTGTATACTGATTTTCTCCTAAAAAATAAAGCAGTGAGGTGTTACTGAATTGATCAATGCTTGTAGCCTTTGTGTAAGGCGTAGAATTTACATTGATCAACATTGTTGATGTGTCAGCATTTGTATTAGAAATATTAATAGACTGACCAGAATACGTGTATCTTTCTGTGATACGCTGTCCCTGATACAAGTCTACATCAAATGCTTTATAAGACTGAGATACGTTTGAATAAGAAAGAACAAAAGAATCTTTATTGACAAATGTGAATGAAGTGTTTTCGCTTGATGCAATAAATTGTGTACCCGCATCCATTACAATAGAACTAGAAATGTTAGTTTTTTGTACGGGAATAACTTCAATATCACAAATAAGTCGTGAAGCCGTAGTTGATTTTGGAACATACGACAACTTTTGTGAATGTGATACCACGTTTCTTCGAATTTGTGCCGTGTCTAGAAAAGACTCATTGGCAACCATATTAGCTTGATACGAAGTAAAGCTTGTGTTATAAACCAAAAGATCAACAATGGTGTTGATAGCTGAACCTTCATAATCAATGTCTGAGAACTCAGGTTTTTCTTGAACAAAACTAATAAGACTCTGCTTTAAGTCTTCGGTGTCCAAAGATGTGACATTAAGTTGGTTAGCCATGATATACCTTTTTTAAAAATTAATGCTTAATTGTTGTTCTTCTAATGTATTTATAACAGAATAGTAAATGTTTATGGTGATTGCGTTAGGGTCATCAGGAGTGAAAACTTCAACCTCAATAATTTCTACTTGTGGTTCAAAGTTTTCAATAGCCCGAATTATGTTCTGTCTAATACC